GCAGGCCGCAGCGGCAACCGCAACTACTACCCCGACCAGGCGCTGCGCGAAGCGGCCCCCATGTTTGAGGGCGTGCGTGTGTTCGCCAAGAGCGACGCCGAGCACATCGCGGGCAAGGGCAAGGATGTGCGCAACCTGATCGGTGGCATCTACGGCGTGCGCTTCGTCGAGGGCAAGGCGCCCGACACCGGCGCCTTGGTGGGCACCTTCAAGGCCCTGGACCCGACCGAGGCGGCCGTCACCAAGATGGTCGAGGCCGTGAAGCGCGGCATGCAGAGCCTGCTGGGCCTGTCCATCGACGCCGACGCGCGCACCAAGCCGCGCAAGGCTGGCGCCGAGCAACTGCGCGAGGCCGTGAGGTTCACCAAGGTGCACTCCGTTGACCTGATTGTCGAGCCGGGCGCTGGCGGCGGCCTGGATCGTCTGACAGAAGCCGCCGCTGATCCATCCACCAACCCGAAGGAAGAAGCAATGCCTCTCTGGAAGCAACGCATGCTGGAGGCCATCAAGGCCAAAGACCCGGCGAAGCACGCCACGATCAACGTGGACACCATCGCAGACGATGACCTGGTGCGCATGCACGAGGCCGTCTGCGGCGCGCTGGTGCCCGAGCCTGGCACCCGGCGCATGGCCGAGGCTCAGGGCGACAATGCTCCGCTGACCCGTGCCGACCTGGAAGTGTTCACCCTGCGCAGCGCGGCCCGCGACCGCATCAGTGCGACCAATCTGCCCCAGGCCGCGAAGGACCGCCTGCAGAGCCAGATCGCCACCGCCGGCGCCGACCGCCTCACCGAGGCCGCCGTGGGCGACCTGATCAAGGCCGAGGGCGACTACATCGCACGCATGACCGAGAGCGGCGCCGTGCGCGTGCCGATGTTCGGCCAGGGCTCCATCGTGGTGGGCGACCGCAGCCTGACCATGCGCGACATGCTGGACGCCTTCTGGGACCCCGCCCACAAGGATCATGGCCGCGTGCAGTCCTTCAAGGAGTGCTACATCGAGATGACGGGTGACCGCCTGGTGACGGGCCGCCTGCGCGAGTGCGACCAGTCGCGCCTGGCGGAATCGTTGGGCAGCACCTCCCTGGGCGAGGTGCTGGGCGACAGCGTGACGCGCCGCATGCTGGCCGAGTACCGGGCGGCCGTGGACTTCGACGGCTGGCGCCAGTTGGTCAACGTGGTGCCGGTGAATGACTTCCGCATGCAGCACCGCACGCGCTGGGGCGGCTATGGCGATCTGCCCGTGGTGGCCGAGGCGGCGGACTACCAGCCGCTGACCAGCCCCGGTGATGAAGAAGCCACCTATAAGGCAGACAAGCGCGGCGGCACGGAGGACGTGACGCTGGAGATGATCAAGAACGACGACGTGGGCGTGATCCGCCGCGTTCCCACGAAGCTCTCGCGTGCGGCAAAGCGCACGCTTGCCAAGTTCGTCTTTGACTTCCTGCGCGCCAATGCGGCCATCTACGACGGCAAGGCGCTGTTCCACGTTGACCACGGCAACCTGTTCACGGCCGCGCTGGACAAGGCGGCTCTGGCGGCGCACCGCCTGGCGATGCTCAAGCAGACCGAGCTGAGCAGCAACGACCGCATCGGCATCACGCCCACGCGCCTGGTCGTTCCGGTTGAGCTGCAGGAGGCCGCCGTCGATTTGTTCAAGCTGTCCACCAACAACGAGAAGACGTTCATCCAGTCCCTGACGATGAACATCATCCCCGTGTGGTACTGGACCGACGCCAACGACTGGTGCACCGCCGCAGACCCGGCCGACATCCCCGGTATCGAGATGGGTTTCCTGGATGGCCGCGAGGAGCCTGAGCTGTTCGTGCAGGACACGCCCAACCTTGGTTCCATGTTTGCGGCCGACAAGCTGACCTACAAGATTCGCCACATCTACGGCGGCGCGGTGACTGACTACCGCGCCTTCACCAAGGCCGTGGTGGCCTGACGAAACCTCGAAGGGCGACTTGGCCCAAGCAGTGAGAGCGCGCTGTGCGCAACAGGCTGGTGCCCTGCCAAAGCACCCGGCTCGCCTCGCAAGGGGCGGGTTCGCAAGGCGCTTGGCCCCAGGCCCCTTGCGAACCCTATGCCGACCGACATTTAAACACCGACCTAATCCCATGGCCCTGGCCGATTTTCAAGCCCTGCTCAATGACCTGGCACGCGACCAAGCCGACGTGCTTACGCCAGACGCCCGCGCCCGCGCGCTGGAAGCTGCACGCCTGCAGTACAGCGCAGACCGCCCGCGACGCCTGGTTGATGATGTGACGTGGCCCGTGGGCTCCTTGGCCGGTGCTCCCTCTGGGTGGACTGATGGCGCCTGGGTGAAGGCCGCCGAGTACCCCATTGGCCGCGACCCGGTATCGCTGATCGACGTGTCTCCATACCTTTCACCGGCTGGCTGGCAGCTTATGGCTGTAGACCCGGTGCCTGAGGGTGGGGTGGTGCGGGTGACCTTCATGGCCGAGCACGAGTTGTCGGCAGTGGCGGACACCGTCCCGGCCATGCATCGCCTGGCGGTGGCTCAGTACGCAGCGCATTTGCTGTGCCACCAGCTTGCCACGCATTTCAGCGCACAGCGCGAGACGATGATGGGCGCGGACGCGAGCATGACGGAAACCCGCGCACGCGAGTTTGCAAGCCGAGCCAAGGAGCTGCGCGCCGCGTACTACGCGGGCGTGGGGGTGGCCGACCCGTTCAAGGCCTCGGGTATCTCCGGCGCGCCAGGATCGGCCGCCGCAAGTGTGGTGAGCTGGCCCTCGCGCAACCCTCGCCATGGCCTGGTGCAGCGGGGTGGCCTGTGAACCTGTCCATCAGCATGGGCGACCTTCAGGCCTTCAGACGCGGGCTGCGCGAGGCGCCCGAGTACACCGAGCGCGTTCTGCAGGAGGCGATGACGGAAGCCACGTTGCGGATGGAAAATGAGTGGAAAGAGAACCTTCACGAGCACTCTGCATCGGGCTCTACAAGCGGAAGTATCACCAGCGACGTGGCGAGCACGCCTGCAGGCGTGTTGGGCGTGGTGGGCAGCGACCAGGCCAGCGCTCTCTTTCTAGAGCTGGGTACCCGTCCGCACTGGGTCGGAGAGAAGGGACTCGAAGCGTTGGGGAACTGGGCTGTGAAGCGACTCGGAGTTTCCAAAGACGAAGCACCTGATGTGGCGTATGCCATCGCCACCAAGATTGCCCGTGAGGGCACACCTGCCAGGCATCTGATGGCCAAGTCCGCGTCGGCTGCGGAGGGCGAAATTGTGGCGATGTTTGAGCGCGCAGCGGCCCAAGTGGCTGAGTACTTGGTTGGAGGTGGCACATGAGCATCCCTACGACCCTGGCAGCCACGCGCACCGCACTGCTGGCCCTGCTGCGCACGGTGCCCGCTGTGGGTGTGGTGCATCCGTGTGAGCGGTATGCCACTGACGAGCGCGGCTTTAAGCAGGCGTATCTCTACACACATAGCGACCCGGCCGCAGATGCCTTTGGGGCAGAGCCACACATCCGAGGTTGGTACATCCGCCGCACAGGAACGGCAGAGGTCAATGCCAACGGCCGCATCCTGAATGAGCACACCTGGTTGGTGCGTGGCTACCTGTCTTTCAAGGACGCCATTGCCAGCGAACTGATCTTTGATGACCTGGTCGAGCGCATGCGCGATGCCGCACGCATGGACGCATCGCTGGGCCTGCCAGGCCTGCTGGGGGCGAGCGTGGCCGAGGAACGCGGTGTGCAGGTCGGCAGCGCTGGCCCTGTGGTCTTTGCAGGCGTGCTGTGCCACAGCGTCACCATGGAGCTGAAAACCCGCAACTGGGCTGAATGGAGGAAACCATGAAACCAACTACAGCCAGACGGCGCATGCAAGCCACAGCGCCACCCGCAATGGAACGCGTGCGCCTGGCCCGCGAGCACGAGCACCTGGGCAAGAAAGAGCCTGTGGGTGCCGAGATCGAAGTGCACCCCGAAACCGCCCGCTGGCTTCGTGCCGTGGGTGTTGTATCTACCCCCAAGAGAAAGGAATGAACGATGTCCTCTGTAGCCGTCATCAAACGCACATTCGCACCCGCCGCCCTGGTGGGGCATGTGTATGCCCGCGAACGCGGTGCCACCACAGCACCGATGCCTATTGGCAACGTGTTGGAACTGGAGCTGTCACACAAAGAAGAAGTGCAGACCCAACCCGACATGACGCAACTCGGCGGCGGCGTGCATGCGGAGGTTCGCCGAGTCACCGACGTCGAGATCAAAATGAAGCTGGCCGATCTCAACGTGACCAACCTGGCCCGCGCTTCGTTAGGCACGGTGACCGGTGTGGAGGGTGGCGCCGTGGCGGGGGAGGCCCACAAAGTGACACGCGGCGGCATGCTGCGCACGGCGCATATTGCTCCCACCAATGTTGTTGTGCGCAAGGGCACCAGTGCGGGTACCGCTACGGCGACAGACGAGGAGCACCTGAACGTGAGCAAGGGGGGCACCATCGTGCTGGATAACCCCGGGCTAGCCACCAATGTGACCATCCGCATGGGGGACAGTGTTGCAACAGCCACGCCCTTGGCGGCCGCTGGCAACTACACCGTGGACGCAGCAGGCGTGCATGTGGATGCCGCCGCCCCGGATGTGACAAACGGCAAGGGCTTCTGGATCAGCTACGAGTACCCGACTGTGGGCATCGTGGTGCCTGCTGCGGGAAATTGGGAGGCGCGTGCGGCCGGTGTGTTCGTGTTCCCCGACGCGGCGGGCCTGGCAGACGACGATGATGTCAACATTAGCTACCAATATGCCAGCTATGCAGTGATTGAAGCGCTGACCACCAAGGCCAAGGAGCTTGAGCTGATCTTTGAGGGTTTGAACGAAGCGGACGACGGCAAGCCCAGCATCGTGGAAGTCTGGCGTGCCAGCCAGGGGGTGGCATCGAGCATCGGCCTGCTTGCCGACAAGGGCTTTGCAAGCCTGCCTGTCTCGGGCGCTGTACTCAAGGACGACACCAAGAACGGTGCCGGGATCAGCAAGTACTACCGCGTGCGCAAGATTTAAAAAACGCATCCCCCAAAGCAACAAAGGCCGACATTTGTCGGCCTTTGTTTTTGGTGCCCCGGTTGGCACAGTGAAGGTACGACCGGGAGCTTACAGCCAGTGGCCTTTCGGTCCCAACAGCAACCAGCCGCAGGCACTGCCCAGCGACAGCACCAGAAACAGCCCGGCAGCGCCACCCAGGCCCATGAGCGTGGACAGAACGGCGAGCAGCAAAAACAACCTAGACATCACTCCATTATGGCGAATTCTCAGCATACCGTACAGACGGAAATACGCCTGGCGACGGAACAGTTCCTGAGCGAGCTGCAGCGCCTGGAGTCCAAGTACGGCAGCACGATGAAGTCGGTGTCGAGCGACACTGACAAGACGGCTGCCACCTTGGAGCAGTCATTCAAGGTTCTGGGTATCAAGGGCGTCCAGGCGGTTGAGCGCGAGGTCAAGCTACTGCAGGCCGCGCTTGCGGAAATTCGCAACTCCCCGGACGTGCTGCCTGCGGATAAGGCAGCGGCTGTGGCCGCGTTCAACAAGCGCTTGGTCGAGCTGCGCGGCGAGGCACAGCAGGTGCCGCCCCAGCTTCGTGCGGTTGGACAGGAAGCCGAGCAGGCGGGAACGTCGCTCGCTACTGCGGCGCATAAGGCCGTGGCTTGGACTGCTGCGCTGGCAGGGATCAGCAGCGCGGGTGACGTGGTGGGCCAGCTCGTGGCAACCGGCTCCGAGTTCGAGAACCTGCGTGTGCGCTTGGAAAACCTGCTGGGTGGCACAGAGAAGGCCCAGACCGCCTTCGCCATGATCAAGAACCTCGCAGCCACCACGCCGTTCGAGGTTTCCAGCCTTACCGAGTCGTTCATCAAGCTCACTGCCTTCGGCATGCAGCCCACCGAGGCGCAGATGCGCTCGCTGGTGGACGTGGCGGCTAACCTGGGCGGTGGCACCGAGGTACTGACCGGCGTCACCCTTGCTCTGGGGCAAGCCTGGGCCAAGGGGAAGCTGCAGGGCGAGGAGATCATGCAACTGGCCGAGCGTGGCGTGCCGGTGTGGGATGCCCTTGCCCGGGCCACGGGTCGGAGCGTGCCCGAACTGCAGCGCATGAGCGAGGCCGGAACGCTCGGCCGCGACGTCATCAGCCGCCTCATTGACGAGCTGGGCCGGATGAACGCTGGTGCCAGCGACAAGCTGATGAACACCTACGCGGGCGCGGTGAGCAATGCCAAGGACGCGCTGGCCGAGTTCTACGACATGGTGGCGCAGTCGGGTGTGCTGGAGTTCCTGACCGGCAAGCTCAAGGAGTTGCTCGCTGAGTTCGACCGGATGAAGCAATCTGGTGAGTTGCAGGCACATGCCAAGGCCATTGCTGACTCGTTCATTTCGATTGCAACAGCTGTTGAGTCCGCGATTAAGGTCGTGGCTGATTTTGGCCCGCAAATCAAGATACTGATCGAGGCCGCCTTGGCGCTCAAGGCGGCCAATATGGCGGGTGCCTTGCTGTCCATCGCTACTGGTGCACGAGCGGCCGCCACCGCCGTGGCGGCCACAGGCGCTGCCAGCGCCGCCGCTGCTGTGCAGATGGGAGCGGCAGCGGCGGCGGGCGGACGGGTGGTAACCGTCCTGCGGGTGCTGCGTTCGCTGACAGGTATCGGCCTGGTTCTGGGCGTTGCCGAGCTTGCGCAAGAGTTCTTCCGGGCGAAGCGTGCGGCTGAAGAGGGGGATATTGCCGTCAAGAAGATGCTGGCGTCGCCGCCTGCGGAGAATCACCCGAAGAAGGCGGCAGAAGATGCAGCTCAGTCCATGGAGAAGATCCCGGACAAGGCGCAGGACGCTCGTGCCGCCTTCGACCAGCTCATCGCAAAGGGGGACTCTGCAGGTGAGGCGATATCCAAGATTGGCAAGGATTTTGACCTGTCCAATGCACCTGGAATACGCGATGCAGCGGTGGTGCTGGATGGCCTGCTGGCCGATGGAGTGATCACTGCCCAGCAGTTCAGAGATCAATGGCAAGCATCTTTGAAGGACGTCAATCTCACAGAGTTTGAGGCGCGCGCACGGCAGGCCATGGAGGGCGCGCGAGATGGCGTCGATCCTCTCCAGCAGGCCATTGATGCGGGTCTACGCGAGGCAGTGCGGCGTGCTGGGGGCGATTTCGATGTTCTGGCTGGGGGCATGGGCAAGGCAGCTCAGCGTGCGGTGTCGGACGTTGATTTCATGATCGACAACTTGGGTCGTTTGCGTGATCAGGGAGTTGACGTTGGTCAGGCTCTGAGTATGTCTCTGGGCCGGGCCATCAATACGGCAGATAGCCAGGCGGCCCTTGATGCACTGCGCACCCGCATTGAGGCCGTGCGGGGGCAGTTGGGCGACAAGATGGCAGATGGGCTGCTTGAGCAAGCAGCTCGAAAAGCCGAGGAACTGCGCGCCAAGCTGGATGCGGCAACGGGTGGTATCAACAGCGTTGCCGAGGCCATGGGCAAGCTGGGGATGAAGTCCATCGAAAGCATGCGCCTGGCGGCCAGCGAGGCGCAAAGCGCTTACGGAGTGATCAAGGCAGCGGGCCAGCAAGAAGGGGAGTCATACCTGGCCTGGCAACTGCGCAAGCAAGAGGCTGCACGCGCGATGCTGCAACGCATGATCGAAGCCAACGGCGGGGTGGCAGATGCGGCCACACGTGCTCGTGCGGCTGCTGAGGGCCTCAAGCTCGGGACGGACGAAAGCGGCCGCACGATCGTCAAGTCCATGCGCGACGCCAAGAGAGCAGTGGATGACGTGGGTGATGCTGCAGGCCGCGCTGGAAAAGGATTCCGTGGCATGGCACAGGAGGCTGCAAATGCGGCCAACAGCACAAAGCGACTTCGTGAAATCTACGACCGCCACCGGCTTGACGCCGGTGACCCCAACAAGTCTGACATCGACAACCTGTACGACCGCAACCGGATGGACTCTTGGGAAGAGGGGGAGAAGAAGCTCAACAAATCCAGGTCGGAGGTCTCTGGCAACGCCACGCTGACCAAAGAATACGTGGACGCGCAGATCGCCAAGCAGTGGGGCGAGAAGTTCATTGGCGACTCCGACGCGATGGAACTGTTCAACGCCAAAATCAAATTGGAGGCGTATCGCACCAACTACGGCAACGTCGCCCGCTCGCAGCAGAGCCTGAACGAACAGAACGCGTTGTTGCAAACGGTGCAGCGACTCGAAGAGAAGCTGCGCGCCCGCCAGGCCGAGGGTGAGCAAAAGGCGCCACCCAAGCAAGCCGATGTCGCCCCCGAACCCGCCGCCCCCCGCAGCCCTTCAAGCGGCAGCGGCATGCACGCAGGCGGCAGCACGGGCGGCGGCAGCGTGTCCTACGTCTCGAACATCACTTTGCCGGGCGGGCAGCGTAAGTCGATGCGCTTTGCCGATGCGGACAGCCAGGCCACCAATGACCGCCTGCTGCGCGACTTGGCTGCTGCCAGGGGGGTGGCCCAATGATCACGCTGACCCATGGCGGCACCACGCTGGCCTTGCCCGACCGCCTGTTGTGGGTGGATGAATACCAGTGGAGCCCGGTGGCCACAGAAGTGCGCTGGGGTACCACGGGCGCCCCGCAGCTGCATGTGGGCCTGCGCCAGGCCGGGCGCCCCATCACGCTGGACGGGCGCGACAGCGAGGCCTGGATTGACCGCACCCTGTGCGACCAGCTCGAAGCCTGGGCCGCGCTGCCCGGCACTACGTTCACCCTGGTGCTGCGCGGCCAGGCGCGCACGGTGGTGTTTGACCACAGCCAGGGCGCGGCATTTGACGCAACGCCGCTGTGGAAGCTGCTGGACGGCGAGCACACGGGCGATGTGCTGTACCGCCCATTCTTTAAATTCATGGAGGTTTGAATGCCATTACTCCAAGGCGACATTCGGTTTGCACGCTCGGTCAACATGGCCGACGTGCCCGAGGGCGGCGGGCCGCCGTCCGCGCAGCTGCTCACATCGGGCCGCTCCAACGAAATCTGCCCCGACATTTCGGAGGAGACCCGCACCGTTGGCCGCACCGAGATTTATCAAATCCACGGCCTGCTGCGCAACACCGACCGCGCGGCGCTGCTGGGCTCCAACGTGATCCTGGCGCAGCCGCCCGCCGACCCGAACGTGAGCGTGACGCTGCTCTCGCTGGGCAATCCCTTTGCCACGCGCGCGGAGATTGCAGCGCGCATCGAGGCGGGCAGCTCGCCCGGCACCGAGTGGGCCGGTTATTTGTTGGAGAACCACTACGAGACCATGCGCAGCATGGCGGTGCTGCAGCGCCCCGGCATGAGCCCGCCCACCATTGGCCGCACCTACCTGCTGGTGTACAACGAGGGCCTGGCGGGCGAGCGGCGCCAGCGCGTGCGCATCAAGGCGACCGAGACGATCACGCGCATGTACACCGAGATCGTGAACGGGCAGCTGGTGGACTTTGAGGCCCAGGTAACCACCTGCGAGCTGTTTGACGGCCTGCTGCATGACTACCCCGGCTCGCCCCCGTCGCGCTACTTTGCGCGCGCTGCGGACAAAACCGTGTTGCGCGAGACGGTGTACAGCGACAGCGGCATGTTCCACGGCGCAAGCCGCCTGGTTGCGCCCACGGTGCCCACGGATGTGTGGCTGCAGCTGGACTCGGTGTACACGCAGATCGTGCCGAACAGTCGCACCGAGGCGGCCACGGTGGACGCCCGCCCCACGGCGCGTCAGACCGTGGTGCTGGCGGATGCGCCCCGGCGCGTAGAGGTGGGCATTACCCCGCACACCCAGCGCATCAAGATCGGCGAAGAGAACGCGGGCCTGGTGTACACGGCCCAGCTGCGCCCGCTGCCAGAGCCCGGCACGGTGTACATCGATTACTGGTCGCTGGGCAACCGCTACACCATCACCGACGATGGCGCCGGGCGCCTTGCGGGCCAGGGCGGCGGGTCTGTGGACGCGCTGACCGGCTCGCTGGCAATGACGCTCAAGGCGCTGCCCGACATTGGCAGCTCCATCACCATCACGCACGGCACGCGGTTGGCATACACGGACCGCAGCACCCAGGGCGCCCAGGTGCGGTCGCCTGAGTTTGCTTTCATGATCGACAGCGAGGGAGATTTTGACCGGATCATCCCCGGCACCTTGACCGTGACCTACCCCAGCGGTGGTGTGCCGCATACCGTGACCGACAACGGCGCAGGCGCATTGGAAGGGGCAGCAACGGGCGTTGTGGACTACCCCAGCCGCAGCGTCCTGCTGCGCCCCACCCTGATGCCCGACGCCGGGGCTGAGCTACAGATCGAGTGCCAGGTGGACGCTTTGGTCACCGAGAACCTGGCGCCTGGCACTCCCGACGCTGCCGGGTACATCGCCCTGTCGCTGGCCCAGCAGCCAGCGGCGGGAACGCTGGCGCTGTCGTGGATGACGGCCCGCGCCACCAGCGCCACATCCGGGGCCAAGCTGACCACCACCACCGCCACCAAAAAAACGGGTGTGACGTACACCATCCGCAGCGTGCCGGAGTACTACGAGCCCGCGTCTTCGGGCGGCGGCGTCAACTGGCCGCGCTCCAGTTACTAAGGACTGACCGAGATGGCAATCAAATACGTTCAACGCCCATTCACCATCAAGAACACAGTCGGCAGTAGTGCGACCTACAGCGAGGAAACCGGCACCACCGCCGAGGGCCGCATTGTTGCCGCTCGCACCGTCACCGACGATGGCGCGGGCAACCTTGCCGACGGCTTGGGCACAGTCAACTATGTGGGGAAGTCAGTGGTTCTCAAAGCGGTCTCGTTTGATCGCAGCACCACGGCATACAAGAGCGATCATGACAAAGCGGCCGAATTTGAGCGCACCGTGACGGATGGCGAGGGCAGCAGCGACAGCAACGCGCGAAAGGGCGGTGAGTACGGTACAGCCTCAGTCGGCGAAGAGGTGCTCGCCACATCGACCGTCCTTGCTCGATACCGTGTGGGGGCCAGTGTGCCTGCTGCACGCGCCCAGGCGCTGGAGATGCCTCCCATGGTTATCGACCTGGCGCCGTACACCTCCGACTCCATCGTGCCCGGCTCGGTCATGTTCCGCTGGATGGGGGCGGTGTACACGGATTTTGAGGGGGTGATCTACCGCGACCGCACCGGCTCAAGCCCCGGCGTTGCCAGCGGGCGGTTGGACTACGCAGGCGGCACCGCTGTGATGACCGACTGGGTGGTGGGCGGAACTGGGCCGCAGGATTTTCAGTTGCTGAGCCTGTGGACGCAAAAGGGGGGCTGGAGCACCGCCAGCCTGTTCTTCAGCACTGACGCCGCGCCCTTGCGTCCGGGGCCGGGCGGGTTTGTGCTGTCGGTGGTGGATTTGACCGGCGCCACACTGACTGCCAACGTGGACGCCCAGGGCTTCGTTACCGGCAGCCACATGCGGGGCCGTGTGGAGCCGTCGCGCGGCGGGGTGGAGCTGCAGTTCGGAGACTTCGTTCTGGACGCTGACCTGACTGACGCGCAGAAGGCAGAGTGGTGGTACGACGCGGCAGAAGTAGGCGCAGTGCAACCCGGCAAGGTGTGGCGCCCCTGGCCGGTAGACCCGAGCACGCTGCGCTACTCTGCCGTGAGCTACATCTACCTGCCGGTGGACGTGACGCTGATGGGCCTTGACCCTGCCGCGCTTCCCGCCGATGGCCGCGTGGTGCACGTGCGCCCAGGCGGCACCTGCGTGGTCGGCATTACGCACGGCGGCACCGCTTTCGCGCCCGCCGTGGGCATGACCTACAACCTGGGCCATGAGCGGCTGTCGTTCGTGCAAGTGGTGGACGCCATCACGGGCGCAGAAATCCTCACCGGCTACACGGCAGACCTGGACGCGGGCACGGCGACTTTTACAGACCTGGCGGGCTATCCCGCGCAGGTCAAGGTAGTGGGCCGCACCGAGGTGTACCGGCAGATCGCCGAGGTGCGCATCGACGGCAAGGTGCGCCTGACACAGCCTGTGGGCTATGGCTTCCCGGCTGGGGCGGTGCTCAGCACAGCGCTGCGCCAGGGCGACCGCTTTGCGCGCGTGAGCCGCGTGTACGACCAGGCGAGCTGGGACGGCACTACCTGGCACGACGGGCTTGACCCGGCCAGGGGCGGCGCACCGGCCTCTTACAGCGGCGCCATCGCAGTGAACAACCGTGGCGCCATCACAGAGCGCTGGGCGCTTCGCATGCGTTCTGACAACACCACGTTCGACCTGTTCGGCCAGCACCTGGGCCAGATTGCCAGCGGCACGATCAACGCAGACTTCTCGCCCCTGAACGTGGCTGCAGGGGCGCCCTACATGACGGTGCCCGCCCTGGGATGGAACGCCGGGTGGGTTGCGGGCAACGTGCTCTTCCTCGACACCGTGGGCGCAGAGGCCCCCGTGGCCGTCGTGCGCGCCACCCAGCCCGGCTCCCCAGCGGGGCTGGATGACTCATTCTGGCTCGTGCAGCGCGGCGATGTTGCGCGCGATCCTGAGCATGGTTTTGAATAAAGGAGTTTTGAGATGGCTTACACATACCCTGTCAAATGGATCACCAGCGAGATGCGCGGGGCTCCTGTGCTCAATGGAACGCCTGGCACACTCATTGCGGTGCTTGATGCGTTCCTGCTCACAGGTTGGGGCGCGGCTACGGCCATCAGCGTGGAGGTGCTCGACGGCGTGGGCACTGCCATATTCAACGCGGGCATCACATTCACGCAGCACGCCGTGGTTGCGATCAGCGGCGCCACGCCCGCAGCCCTGAACGGTGAAGCGCGCGTGCTCACCAGCGCGAGCGACCGCATCACGTTTGAAACCGACGCGCCCAACGGCACCGCCACTGGCTCCATCGTGTTCAAGTTCGCGCCGCAGGGGGGCTGGGAAAAAGCCTTCAGCGGCACCAACAAAGCCGTGTACCGCAGCACCGATG